CCATTTTATTTTCTACAACATAACCAATGTAAGCAGACATCTCAGTCTTAATTTCTTCCAAATTTTTATTCTTACTGTAATAATACGCAGCCAATAACAATAACTTATCTGTATCTTTTTTACCCTGCGGTATTATTGAAGATAATTGATTTATAACGTCTATATCACCAGCTAACTCTAATGCTAAAGCCTTCTCTTCTTTGTTTTCATTAATAACAAACCATTCCTTGAAATTATTCATAATGTTTATATATCAAAATTCTAGGGAAATATTTTACTTCTTATTTGAGAAATATACATCGTAAAGGTAATTGAAAACATCAGGTTTAACCGTCTGTGAAAACCTATTATTTATTATTCGATCAGTTATTTTTGCACCTTTACTCAAAAGATATTTAATAAAATCTAAATTATTACCTTGTACTGCAATTTCAAATGCTTCATCATTTATTACTCCTATGCGCTTACCACGAGGCAATTTACAAACATTGCCTTTCTCATCAACAACCTCATCTCCCAATAAATATCTAACAATATTATTGTACCTTTCTACCAATGCCCAATAAACAGCATGGTCACTTATTTCTCCACCTTTTTCTTCTACAATATATCTAATAAGATCTAAATTACCACCTTGTACTGCATTGTTAAGTGCAAACTCAGGATTCATTTTTAAACCTTTTTCTTCCACAAGATATTTAACAATATCTAAACGACCCAAACTTGCTGCGGTATTAACTTGATGATCAAATATTTCTCCACCTTGTTCTTCAAGTTTTTCCACAAGATATTTAATAATATGTAAAATGCCACGTTCAATTGCACGGGGAATTGCATGAACAGGATCTATTTCTCCACCTTTTTCTACTAGATATTTAATAAGATTAAAATTATCAGTTTCTGCCGCATAAGTAACTGCACTACCATCTACTTTCCCACCTTTTTCTACAAGATATTCAACAAGATCCAAATTACCACTTTTTGCCGCATAAGTAACTGCATCAGTACCTATTTCCCCACCTTTTTGTACAAGATATTTAACAAGATCTGAATTACCACTTTCTGCTGCATTAGAAACTGCATGTTTACCTATGTTGTATGTTAGTGTATTATTTTTCAATTTATAAACATTACCTTCCTTGTCAACAACCTCATCTCCCAATAAATATTTCACAATATCTAAATGACCACTTTCTATACTTGTTTTTATTAAAGTTGGTCTTGGTTTTATGCCTTTCTCTTCTATAAAATATATCAAAACATTTAAGCTACCATTCTTCGCTGCTTCATCCACCAAACTTCCTTTTATAAAATTAAAAATTTCTATTATATTTTTTCTATCAATGACAAATCTAACCATATTTAAATCACCATATTTAACTGCTAACTTTAATTTAGATTCATCATTCATTTTTTCATAATACTTTTCCTTCTGTGCAGGATTAAGTAAATAATATTCATTCTTCTTCAATAGACTAAATTCGTCCACCCTAATCAATCTATTGTGTATATACTTATCCCTCAAATCACGAATGGTTGCTATCTTATTAATTTGGTAATCATTTAATTTCAGCCCAGTCCTCACATACTGAATCAATAAAGTATCAAGCTTGTGACTCAACAAATAATCAAACTGCTCATCACTTAACTTATGCCCTCTTCCTATATACTTAGACTTATCCTCAAATGACAATGAAGCAAACCAATCCAAATTAGCGTTATTAGAACCCAACTTTTGACGCTCTTCTTCTTCTTCCGGTGATCTAGGAATATTAACAATCTTCGACGTATCAATACCTTTCTCCTTAAGATATCTCATGTAAGATTCAGAATCTTCAGTCTTTTCTCCAGTATATGGATCTAATGTTACTCCTGTATTATTAACCTTGTCAGTAAGCTCAGTTTCATGATCCTGCTGGTCAATAACCACAATACTTAATCGATCATTCCTAGTACTATCATATACAAAATAAAATGTACTAACCCTCTCATCACGAAAACCTTGCCAATTGGTATTTCCGGGTTTACTTATACAAAAACTTTCACCTCTTCCAAGTATAATACACTGTTGAGGACTATTACCCTTATATACCTTTATCTTGCCATCTGGACTTGTCAAAAATGGAACTTCACCCTGAAAATCATTCTCAGTAGGCTCAAAATTAGCTTTTTTCTTAAAAGCATCGTTACCTTGCTTTCCATGTATAATCTGTGTCCAATAAACATAACTGTTCCAAGGCGAAACAGGTTGCTTTGAAAGCAAATCCACAGTAATCAATTCCATTTTATTTTCTACAACATAACCAATGTAAGCAGACATCTCAGTCTTAATTTCTTCCAAATTTTTATTCTTACTGTAATAATACGCAGCCAATAACAATAACTTATCTGTATCTTTTTTACCCTG